ATCGGCCAAGGCTGCGAGAAAGGCTTTATTCCAGCCATTCTTGACGGCTTCCGCGCGATACGAGGCTTTCAGTTCCTCGAATTGCCCGAAGGTCGAAACGTCGTTCATGGCATTGGCGATCTCAGATGAGACGCGCTCCCATTCTCCATCACGCTTCAACTGCGCGCTGCTCTTGGCTGGCGGGTCTGGTTCGACCGGCTCATGTCCGACATTCGCTTGCGTCTTGTCGTAGAGCGCCAGACCGAACGGGTTGCCGAAGGTCATCAGGGCGCGCTTCATCGCGTCCGTCTCGGCTTCCTTGACGGCGCTTTCTATGGCATCGCCAAGGGCTTCGGGTTTCGCCATGCCGGAACCGTAGCCGGTACCCTCGCGGACGATATCGCCAACCGTGACGCGGACACGGGCGATGTAGGAAACCCGCCACTGATCGTAATCGGGCTTGCCGCGATAGCCTGGAACCTTCACCAGATTGCGGCTCGTTTCCTGCAAATCGACGGTTTCGCGGTGCCATCCGTCAAAGCCGAAAATCCGGTTGGCTTCCGAGATTGCCCACCATCCTTCGATGTAGGACAACTCGCGTCCCGCCTGCTCGCGCTTGGCGACATACTGCGGGTCAAGCTTCGCCTTGAGGGCGGCGACCTGCTGGTCGGTGAACTGCGTCATTGGGAAATCTCCTGGATCTTCTCGCGGTAGTGGCGCGCCTGCCGAATGTAGCGATGCGCCACGCGGTAATTGTCGTTCGAGGCCCCGACGTTTCCCCATCGCCGTTCGCGACGTGCGCAGCGCAGGAAGATCAATGCCTGCTCGACGCTGCTTTCCATTCGCTGCTCCAGCCATTCGCGCCGGTTCCACATGTCCAGCCCTGAAAGGGGCGGGGATGTTTCTATGAAGGGGTCGAAGACGTGGTGGGGGGTGTTCATGACGAGGCCTCGCGGGCCTTGAGCATGGCATCGGCTATCGTGTACGCGTCTTTCGCGACGTCATTGAACACGACCCTATCCCTAGCGCGCGGAGCCTTTCCTCGGTCGTCAACGGCCGCCGCGCAAAGCCCCGCTAGTATCCCGGAAAGGGCCTGCCCCGCGAAGTAATCACGAAGGGTCCTGCCAGGGCAGGACGCTATAGCTCCATAGGGGAGTTTCCATTCGGCGGGGAATGCGGTTCCGCCGTAGTCGAAAAGGTTCTTCACGGCATCATCCTCATCACATCAATCGCCTCGTATCTGCCGACCATGACAATGGCAGCGATGATAAGGAGGCAGGTGGGGCGGGGGTTGTTGGCGAGCCATTCCGAGCAACGGTCAAGCATCGGACTGCTCCGCTGCGCGCTCGTTCCATCCGTAGTGCGTTAGCGAGATCATCTCATCGGGCGGGCATTGGCCATATTCCGTCTGACCCCGAGCGCCGCAGTTCTGGCACTCAATCCAGCCTTCCTGAACGTTGTCTCGTGAGGTGCGAACTTCGCACTTGAGGGCGTCCTTTTCGCCGCAGAACGGGCAGGGCTTGAGGTTACGCATGGCTCATCTCCCTCGCTTCACGCCTCCGCAAATCGCCAAGAGACGCCCTGAAATCCGCGCATTCCCTCTCGACAACCTCGTCCAGAAGGTCTTCGTCGTTCTGCGCCATGTCGGCTATGCGGTGGCCTAGAAGGGCCATGAGGGGATCGGCAGCGTCGGAGAACATCGACACTAGCTGCGTCGGCTCCCGCCAGTCGGACACATCGCGAAGGATGTCATCAACGACGAGGTAGGGTTCTCCCTGATCGTAGTCGATGCTCACCACAAGCTCGACAGAGTAGTCAGGCAGCCAGACGCGGCCGTCAGGCATGGTGATGTTTGGTTCGTACAAAACGCGCATATCAATAACTCCCACGTGCCCAGCGGAGTTGTTCCTGTAGCCGCTCGACTTCCTTTTCGAGGTCGGCTATCCGCCCGTCTTTGATTTCGTCGCTGTAGAGCTTCGCCAGCGTTTCGCGGACCTTCTCGGTGCGATAACCCTCTGGCGAGATGTATTTGACGTTGGCCCACTTCTCGCCGCCGATCAGCGCCTTAACGCTGTTCTCGACCATGCGGGCCATTGTCATGTGAGCATTGTATTCGGTATCCGACAGAAGCCAGTCACGGAAGGCGTCCCACACGCGCTCTTTCACGGCATCAAGGACGGGCTTCATGATTTCCTCCGCCAGATGCTCGGCGTGTTCTTCCTGCCAATGCGCAAGGAAGCGTTCGGCGGCTTCACGCGCGGCGAAATACTCCCCGCCAAGCGATGGATGCTGATTGGCCTGCTCGGTTATTTCCGGGCGGTATGTCACGATACTGCCTCCTTCCTACGTGCCTTGCGGCAGATGATTTCAGCGTGTTCCAGGCTCTCGCGGGTCGGCATCAGGCCAGCGGCGATATCCGCCTTCCAGTGCCGTATCCATGAGAGGGTGGTGTCTACGGCTTCCCGCAGTCGCTCGACTTCTGACGGCTCGCCATCCCAAGAGATGTAAGGGTCAAGCAGCGCTTCGATCTTCTCGGCGTGCTCATCGGCAACTTTCAGTTGCTCCCGAAGGCTGCGGTTTTCAGCCTCGACTGCATTGAGGTGGGCGGAGTCCATCGGGGACATGTCACACCCCCTGATCGGTCGGCTTCGGTTCCCACGCCTGAGACAGGCGTCTTTCGGAAAGAGCCGACTGGCAGGCGATGGTTTCCTTGATGGCTTCTGCGGAGCCGGTTAGGTCGTAAGAGCCAATGCCCTTGATGTGGATCGTGCCGGAGGTCGCGAACGTCGCGGCGAACTTGTCGTTCAATTCCGGCGTCTGCACCTGCCCGATATCAATTCCCGTCATGGGCAGGGCGAACGGCTCTCCCTTGTCAAAGGCCATAGCCACTTGGAATGCCTCGCCGGGTGTGGCGTTGATGTCGTTGCCTTCTATACCGAGCGCCCATCCCGTCCCGTTGTGGACGATGAGAAGCATGACGCCATCGGTGTAACGGCTTGAGGCAATGCAGACGCTGTTGTCCGTGTGGCCGGTGATCGTCCAAAGCTCTGTCTGCTTCCAAAGAGCAGTTGCCGAATGGGCCGGCGTCTCAAGAGCGCCCACAATGGCAACGCTGGCGGCTATTGCTAGGAGAGTTCGCTTCATCGTCATCCCTCGCTGTCGGCTAGGCTGCCGGTTGGTTGGTGTTAGGAAGGCTTCAAAGCCATCCGTCATGGTCTTTGCGGCGTGTCCTCCACATGTGGCGAACGGCCAATAGAAAGATCGCCGCCCATACGATGCAGAAGGCGATAAGGGTGACTTCGAAGGAGGTCATTACACCGCCTCCACGAACTTGCTCTTGACCCGGAATTTCATGAGTTTCGGCTTCACCATGCCGAAGGCTTCAACCCAGCATTCGATGGCAAGATAGCCATTCTTAAAAACGCGGGTGACGGTGCATGCGTGGCTGTTGAACTTTACCTTGTCGCCTACGTTGAACATCTCTTCCATCTCCCTCGCTGTCGGCTAGGCGGTTGCCATGTGCCGTGTTGATGAGAGCCAATATCAGTCAGAACAAAATTTCAGTCAAGAAGAAAATTCGTTTTGACTGAAAAAAGTTGCCGTGGTAGGTCTGCGGCATGGATTACATAGATCTCTGGAACAGGAATCGAGTGGACTGGCTTTACCAGTTGGCCCGCTGCGGAGAGGTAGGCGCTAGCGCCGTCCGGGTGGGGCTTCTGTTCGCGACGTTCTTGCAGCCGGAAGATCGGGAAGAGGTCCACCCGAAATATTCCTGGCTCGTGGAGCACGCCCACATGAGCCGCGAAACCCTCACCACAGCGATCCGTGATCTAGAAGAAGCGGGCTTCCTTGAAGTGACGCGATATCATGCCGAGGGTAACCATTATCGTATGCCATTTACCGGTGAGGCGGAATGGAAAAGGCAGCGAACAGTGCCGTTTGTCCCCAAGGTGAGAAAAAATCCTCCGCAGGGTCGGCGTCCGAAAACCAATGGGTCTAAAAATTAGACTATATAGATATACGGTCTCTATATCTCTTTGGAAGGTAGATAGATAAAGACCATATATCTTTATGGTCTAAAAATTAGACTCAACGTTCGTTTGAGCGCAGAAGGCCTTTCACAAAGCCGATGGCTTCGGCCTTCTTTTCAGGGCTGGCGTCCTTGAGAAGGCGGGTAAGGTCAACAACGTCGCCTTCCTTCGTCGGATCATTGTGGAGCAGATCCCACGGCTCACAGCGTAGCGCCTCGGCAAGCTCTTCCAGCAACGCTTGGCTGTATCCCTGCCTGCCGTTCTCAAGCTGGGAGATTGCGGACACGACGACATCAACGCGGTCAGCTAGCTGCTGCTGCGTCAGACCGCGATACTTGCGCCACTCCCTGATGAAGTGGCGAGGCCTCGCGGAAGGCTTCGGTGTGCGCCGTGTTCCCATGCGCGGACTCTACTCCGCCGCGAAAATCGCAGAAATAAGCTTTGACTGAAATTTTTCTCTTGACTGAAATTCGTTTTGACTGAATAAGGAGGTATGGAACATCTCATTGCATACTTCAAGGCGAACCGGGGAAAGCAGCGCGAGCTTGCCGAGCACCTGGGCCTTTATCCTTCGACGGTATCGCAGTGGAAGAATGTCCCACTCGATTACGTCGTGAAAGTTTCCCAGTTCACGGGCATCCCCGCGAAAACCCTTCGCCCTGATGCGGCTGCGATATTCGCGGAGACCGCTTAATGCCTTACGGAAACCTTCTCTCCGCCGCAGCACTTCATCCCAAGCTCGCGCATGGTGGTCTTGAGGGCCGCATGAACCGCGCTGGCGGGAAGAACAAGGCGAGCAACGATATTGTTCTCGTCGCCCCCGTATGTCGATCTCAGACGCGTGTAGAAGGTGAACCGGTAATTCCCGTCTCCGATGTCTTCGACATGGGAGAGACCGGAAGCGTAGGTGTCCTGAACCACGACCGGTTCGGAAAGCAATTCGACTGCGAGCATTACGCCGCCCCTCGTGATGGTGTTGCCCTTCACGGCAAGTTTCAGTCTGAAACATCAAGGGCGGCAACCCGTTCTTTTTCTGTTCACAGCGTAATTGAATGGCAACGTTACCAAAAAGTTACAGGTGACGTTGGGGCAGGTGCAGCATGACCGCCTTCCTCACCTACCTATCCATTCTCATTGCCCTGATGACCATAGCCGCAATCGCTCTTGGCATTGCTGCTCGTGAGGGAGATCGGGATGACTGACTTCCTCCGCGATCCCATCCATGTACTCAACCGTATCCGCGTCGGCAAATCCCCGTTCTCGGAACGCTCTCAACACGCGCGCCGCGATGATGATGGCCTGTGCGTCAAGCTGGAAGGTGTGCGGCATGGGTGAGCGTATTCCTGATGATGTGTGGGAAACGGCGAAGGATTTCTTCCAGCGCTACTGCCACTTCACGATGCACATGACTCTCGATAGCGCGGAAGGGTCTGCCAAGCGGGCTATTGCCGAGGCGATCCTTGCTGAAAGAGAACGTTGCGCAAAGATAGCCGATGACATCGAAGCTGATGCGTGTGCTCGCAGGCTTTCTTACGCGCAGTCCATACCAGAGCGGTGCGGCTACCTCCTGCATGAGGAATATGCAGCGCGAAAGGTAGCCCGCGCCATCCGAGGGGAGTCCTGAATGCTCCCCACTCAATTCACCAATGCCGCACCGTTCCCAGCGGCTAGAGCGGCGGGACCGGCACCCAAACCCGCAAACTCCCTTGCTGGACTTCCCGTCGCTCACCCTTTCCATTCGGCTGCTGATCGCCTCCCGGCAGCCGAGACCGCGCGGAGGGAGGTTGATTCCTCCCCGACCTCCCTCCGTCACCCTTCCGCCCTTGAGCTTTTCCGTTCGGGTCTCGATACCTTCGACATAGCAAAACGCCTCGGCATTACCGAAGCGCGCGCGTCCCGCCTTGTCCATATTCAGCGCTCCGAAGCGCTTGGGTTGCTGGCTCATTCCGAGCCGTATCCGAGATGGGGGCGCAGATGAACACGGCGGTTACAGTTCGCTGCGACGCGTATCCGCATGGGCAATTCCGCTTCAGGTGCGCCGGGCCTGTTGGGCAGGTAGCGGAGACGAGGGAACACACCCGCTACCTGCCCTTCCCCCACCCACTGCGGCTTGCGGGTGTTCTGAAAATTTCTCGGAGCGTTAAGGCCCTCCGAAGCCTTCTTCTTCAACCGCGCGTCCATGACGGCAATCAGGCGGCGCGCGGCCTGCTCGTAAGTCTCTTCAAAGTCCTTGTGTCGCTCGTTGCTCATGGGAAGAACCATAGAGCAAAGGATCGACAAGGTGTTGTCAAAGCGTGACGAGAACAAGTCAATGAGTGACGTAACCTATTGCAGAGAGGCTATTAGGGAAGCCTTCCCCAAGAGTAGATACGGCAGCGTTTTTAGTGCGCAGGTGGAGGCGTTCAACTTCCTCCGCAGGCAGGTTGAAAAGGAAATGACCCTTCGCCGCGTTCGGGCGATTTGGGAAGGTAAAGCCCGCCGCATAGACGGCGAAGAAAAGGACGCCCTGCGGAGGGCGAAGATCGAGGAAGCACGACGTGAACAACAGGAACTACGCCAGCGCCTTTCCCAACTGGAACAGACGCTTGCCGCATTGGATGCGCGACAGGCTGGCTTCGTGGGCGAGGACACGGGCGCATAAGTGCGCAGACCGCGCGAAGCAATGGGCAGATTTCGCAGATTGGATACTGCCCGAATCCTCCACCCCTCCCACCGTACAGAAGGATGAAGGCGAATGAACACGCTGTCGTGGCTGATCTATGCGGCTGAGGTTCTCTCCTCGGTAAAGGTATTTACTGCACACATCGGCATTACATGCCTGATCTTCGGAATCATCTCTCTCGCCATTTCCGGTGTTTCGGCAGGTATGGGGTGGGCGGATCGCGACGACGAGGCCCTTCGGTTTTCCGCCGTAGCATCCAAATGGACACGTACGATATTCAGCATTGGCGCTGTTGCCGGACTTATTTGGACTGCGTCACCAAGCGCTAACACAATCTACATGATTGCCGCCTCCGAAGCTGGCGAGGCTGTCGTTACCTCTCCCGAAGCCGTCGAAATGATGGGCGACCTCAAGGAGATCATCAAGAAGCGCCTCAAGGCCGAACTCGGCGAGTAGAGGCGGCCCCACCATGCACATAAAGCCAGAAGAGCGAGCCTCTCCCTCTCTCATACGTCTATCCCTAGCCATTACGGTTCTGTTCCCCGGTGCCGTTGCGGTGCTGTTTGCGTGGGCTGTGTGGAAGGGGTGGCTTTGATGGAGCCTACTACCTTCCTCGATGGCCGTGTGGCGCTCTATGCGGGCGACTGTCGCGACCGCATCAAGGAGATGCCAGACAATAGCGTCGATAGTGTCGTGACAGACCCGCCTTATGCGCTGGTTTCCATCCAGAAGCGGTTCGGCAAGCCGGGCAGTGCAGCCACGAAAGATGGCGACGTGTACGCGCGCTCGTCTGCCGGGTTCATGGGCAAGCAATGGGATACGGGCGAGACGGCCTTTGCGGTCGAGTTCTGGGCCGAGGTGTTCCGCGTTTTGAAGCCTGGCGGCCATGTCGTCGCCTTCAGCGGGACGCGCACCTACCATCGAATGGCCTGCGCGATCGAGGATGCGGGCTTTGAAATCCGAGACCAGATCGGCTGGCTGTATGGGTCGGGTTTTCCGAAAAGTCATAACATCGGTAAGGCACTAGACAAGATGGCCGGCGCAGAGCGCGAGGTCATTGGCACGGAAAAGGTGCGAGATATTCGCGACGGACACGGTCGATCTCAGGGCGACGGCATCAATGCCGCCAATCGCGATGGTCCTGTCTACATGGAGCGCGAGATTACCGCCCCCGCAACCGAAGCCGCCCGCGAATGGCAAGGGTGGGGCACTGCGCTTAAACCGGCGTGGGAACCCATCTGCCTGGCGCGCAAGCCGCTCATTGGCACCGTTGCCGAGAACGTTCTGGAGCACGGCACCGGGGCGCTGAATATTGATGGGTGTCGGGTTGGGACGGAGCCGATAACCATACGCGGTGGCGGTGGCGGTGAAGGCACAGGTTGGGGCGAAAAGAAGGAGATCAACGAAGATCGCATCGGGAGATTTCCTGCCAACATCGTGCACGACGGCAGCGACGAGGTGCTGGCGCGGTTTCCTGATCGCGACGGCGCAAACAGCAATGGGCGCAGCGGCGAAAAGGGTGTCGGCAATTGGGGCATGGGCGCGGTCGAGCAGCGCCCCGGCTACGCCGACTCCGGCTCCGCCGCCCGTTTCTTCTACACGGCCAAGGCCGACAAGCTGGACCGCATTGGCAGCAAGCATCCGACCGTCAAGCCTGTCGACCTGATGCAATGGCTGGTGCGGCTGGTCACGCCGAAAGGCGGACTTGTGCTGGATCCGTTTGCAGGCACTGGAACGACAGGCGAGGCGGCATGGCGGGAAGGCTTCAAGGCCATCCTGATTGAGCGGGAAGCTGAATATCATGCCGACATAACACGGCGGATGGATCTGGTTGTGAAGCCGACCAAACGGGCGGCGGTAGCCAAATCCAAGGGAAATCTCATGGGGGCAGAAGGAACGCCTCTATTCGGCGGGGAGGCTGCATGACGGTCCTGTCTCTCCCATTTCCCGTTCCTCTCTCTGCCTGCTTCACCAACGTGAAGGGCAGGGGGCGTGTACCAACCCCTCGATACAAGGCGTGGCAGGAGGAAGCGGAATGGAGCATCAAGGCTCAGAAACCGCGCCGGTATGATGGCCCTGTCTCCATCTACGTTCGCCTTGTAGCGCCCGACAAGCGACACAGGGATGCCGGGAATTGCGACAAGGCGATCTGCGACATTCTGGTTAAGGCGGGCGTCATTCAGGACGACAGCAACCGCTACGTTCGCAAGCTCACCTATGAGTGGCGCGAAGACGGCCCGCCTTGTCAGGTGCTTATACAAGCAATCGAGCAGGAGGCCGCCTAATGCTCACCCCTGACGAAATGGCCCTCGAACTGAGCAAGCTCGTCTACAGCAAGACCGAGTGGCTGGCGAACTTCTCCGAGGGCCGGAACAAACGTCCCGACTTCGAAATCTCCCAACGCCGCCGTGAGTTGGAATGTCTCACGCAGGCGAGGGATTCGTACATCAAACTGAGGGAGAAAGCGGCGTGAAGCCAAAACACGCAAGGCCAGCCACAAAGGCTGACGAAACCCCCGAGTTTATCGAGTTCTGGAAACTGTGGTCAGAGACCAAATCACAATACGACGCGCGAGCTTTGGCGAGGGATGCGTTCTTCCGCCATGTGTGGTGGCGTGACGCCGATCCCAGCGACATCCTCGATGCCGCGCGTTGGTACGTTAGGAATCATCGCCCCGGCGAGTTCCGCCTTCTCGCAAGCAACTGGCTGGATCGGGGCTTCTACGAGGACGACGCGGAGAAAGAACGCGCCTATCAGCAGCGCCTTTCCGAGCGCGAGCAGCAGCGGTCAGCAAACGTCGTCTCAATCTCCGCTCCCAAGAGCAAATGGCTTCAGCAGTTCGAAGCCGAGAAGCAGCAAAAGCAGGCGTGAGGGTAAGTATGTTCGAAGAACGAGTGGATAATTGGGCAGACGACCGCGACACAGGCGTTGGGTACAACCCCGCCTTTCTCAAGCGTGTACGGGAAAAGCGCGAGGCAGAAGAGCGGGAAATACGGAAGGCGGAAGCGTTGCGCCGCCGCGATGCAGAACGGTCTGCGCTGGAGTTCGCGCGCTTCTTGAGGATGGCACCCCGCGCTGAACTGCGGTTCAGGAAGCTGATGACAGAGCTATCCGCGCGCAACCGGGAAAACAAGATCGCCGCCCGTCCGGTATCCGTCAAGGACATCATCGAAATGACGGAGATCAAATACGATCTGCCGAAGGGTTCAATCTGCGGCCCGTCGCGTAATCACCGGATTGTCAAGGCGCGGTTCGAGGCCATAGCGGCTGCCCGTGCGGCAAGACCGGATTTGTCTACCCCTGCGCTCGGCAGATTGTTTGGCGGACGTGATCATACGTCGATTCTTCATGCGCTGAACAAGGTTCGGACGGCGCAAGCGGCATAATTCCACCCACCATTACGAGGGACAAGGGCGATGGGGAAGCAAGAGACGATAGAGGAATTGAGGCGGGCGGCTCACGAAGCCCCTATGAACAAGGTCTTCACCGACCATAAGGGGCGTCGGCATCTCGGTACTCATTCCATGGCATGGGCATCAGCCGCAAGAGAGTATGCGCAGGCGGTCTCTGCTCTTAACGAGGATAGCGGCGAATGAAGGCCCGTACGAAAGCAGCCAAGCGGCGCGGCAGGCCCCGTAAGGAATATGTGGCTCGCACTGACAGCGGGCGCATATCCCGCGTCAAGGAGCAGCCATCACAGCTTGCATTGGAAGCGAGGGCCAGAATGCACAAGCTCACCATAGAGCAGGCGAGGGACCAGCAGGCGGGCACGTTCCTTGGCAGGCTCCACATGGAATATCTGCGGTGGAAGAAGCGGAAGGACGATACGCCCCAACCGGAGCAGAGCATATCGACGGCGCAGTATTACGCCCTTCTCCAGTACCAGACGCTGCATAACGACTGGCGCAAGGCTCAGGGCGTCCCTGGTGCCTATTTCGAGCCACGTCTAGGCGGCACGGGCGACGAGGAAGCACATGCACGATGGTCGCGGTCTGTCACCAACGCCTGCGAGCGGGCACGACAGGCCATCATGGACGCTCAGGCGCACGACCGGACAAACAACCTATGGGCCGCGCTTGACCTATGCGTCATTCAGGAGCAGTATTTGCCCTACATGGTTGGAACACTGCGAACCCTTGGGAATGTCTTGGCAAGACACTTTCAGCGGGGTTGACGCGCGTCTGCAAATCACCTATTTTCATCCTTAGATTATTAGATTGCGCGCATTGCGCCAACGAGGTCCCCGCTAGCGCCGCCATAAGGCTGGGATGAGTGCCCCAGCGGGTCGCCAATACTACACTTAGTGGGTGTAGCTCCAGCGAGGCTGGTCCGTTCATGTCAAAGCTCGGATCGCCTCGCATCAATTCCGCCGCATATAGCGGCAAGACAGATCGGGGCGGCAAGGCAAAAGCAGCCTAACCAGCTACCCGAGCCGGTAGGGAGATACCTGGCCTTCGCGTACGCACTGCGCTGATAAAGCAGGCATCTGTGGTGGATGCGGCGGCGAAGAAGGTGGCCCACGTTGGCCTTAAAATGGTTCCGGCCCGTCCTGTTCCAATAGCCCGCCCACCTCGGACACGATACAGAACCTCTCTATCCCTCTAGCGAGGGTCGAGCGGGCTAGCCTGACGGAGCCTGAATGCGCGATTACGTCATCAAGCGCCGCATGGGCGACATAGACGAGAACCTGGATGGTGAGAACTATCTAGGCCGCACCGTCTACGAAGAGCATGAGTTGGTAGACATTGGCGTCATGGACAGCGAGGGCAATCCGATCATGGCGCGGCGCAAGATGGATCAGATTGGCTTTGTCAGGTTCAAGAGCCGTGCCTGACCTCCGCAAGCTCAATAACATGGCAGAGGAAGCAACGGCTCGTTATCTGGAGCGCTCGTCAATCGGCTTTCTGGAATGCGCGGTGAACCTCATGCTTCACCACATGAGCCGCGAGCGTGTCATTGACCTGCTCAAGGCGCAGATACGGATCATTCGCGAGTTCGATTAGGAATAAGGCTCCATACGGTGCAGGAGCGCGCGGCAGGCAAGGGCGGTTCGCCGGTCACATCCTCGCTGCTTCATAGCCAGGATTGAGTTAGCGGAGATGCCGAGCAGCTTGGCGCATTGGGCGTCTGAACGGGCTAGGCCCGCTGATTTCATGTCAGCGAGCCAGCGGTGGAAGGCTTCGGGGTTCATATCGGTTTCCCTTCGCTATCGGTTAGCCCGAGCGCGGTGAGCAGATCGAGACCTTCTCCTTCTCGGACATCAACTACTGAGGCGGCAATGGGTGCAAGGCCGAGTTTGGGCCAGTCCCTGATGCGCCCGTCTTGTTCAACGGAGTGGCACCCCCAGAACTTGGCCCCCTGGTGGGGGCCGTCAGTCCATACCCATTGAACGGCTAAAACAGTCATCATCTTGCTCATGCGGTGTGGTCCAGTGTGTATTCGGTGCAGACCGAGCTTCTGTGGTTGGACTTGAAGCGGAAACCAGCCCTTTCAAGTTCATGGCGGGTGGCGTGCCCGAGGCCCTTTGCAACGTCGCTCCACCGTCCACTGTAGCAGAAACGAGTCTGAAACTGCTCGCGGCCCGTATAGCTGTTGCGCTCCAAGCGGTACTGGATCATGCCGCCATTGGCGAGGATGTCGAGGGCCTGCTGAGCGCGGGTCGAAAGCTTCGGCTGGTTGGTCATGTCGATCTCCCTTGTTGATGATCCAAACGTACAGGTTACTTGGATGCATGTCAACCAGGGAAATCAAACTTTTTAGGATAAAACTACCATCCGGTATCTAATCTGGTTCGATTAATCCGGCACGTCTCTCAAGGGCTTCCTTCTCACTCTTTCGGTCTCCAAAGGAGTTCATCTAAAATGACAGACGTTGCCGCATCCCGCGATGAATGGACCGTTCCCAACGATTCGTCCTTTTGGGTAGACGTCCCAGTGAAAAACCCGACGCTTCTCAGTTTTAACGTTGATGGCAAAACGGCCAATATCGATGTCGTCAATGGAGAGGTCGTCTACAGCGGAGACCTTCCCATTGCTGAATCTGCCCGCGCCCTGTTTCGATGCTTCGCGAACGAATGCAACGATTGGTGGCTAGAGCGCGCTGCTAATCGGGAACGTCCCGCAGCTTCGTCTTAGGCGGCTTCACCACTCTCACCGCATCCATATTCCGGTCTCACAGTAACCGGCGCTGGATAATCCCCTATTCGGAACGTGACTCGTCCATCGGGCCAGACGTTTTCGACGGTGACCTGGAGCGTGAGGACGGAGCCGGGGTCGATTTTCCATGGGTGCCTCATTCAAGTGAAAACAAACTCTCTCGGTGAAACTGGCAATGGATAACAACGCGATCAAGGGTTCTGGCCCTTCTTTCATTGGCGACCTTGCCCGTCAGGGCGGCGATGTTGTCGCTGGCTTCACGGATACAGGTTTGGCGGGTTCGGGGCCAAACTTCGTCGGTGATCTTGTCCGCATGGGCGGCGAACTGGCCGGGCCTCAGATTAGCGGCGATCCGGTTCTCACGGCCACGGTCGAAGAGGCTTACGAGGGCTTCACTGTTTCCGCGTCGGGCGGTTCCGAGCCTTACACGTTCGCTCTTGTCGGGACGTGGCCTGACGGCATCACCATCAATTCATCGACGGGCGTTGTCTCTGGCACGCCAACGGAGGACGGAACCTTTGCCGATCTCTCGGTCAAGGTTACCGACGATGCCGCTGAAGAGGCGATGCTTCCCTCCTTCACGCTGACTGTTGCTGCCGAATAAGCTCCAAGGAGAACGTAAATGGACAACGACGACCTGAAGAACTACGGCCCCGGCTTCCTGAACGATCTCGCCCGCATGGGTGGAGACGTTGCTGCCGAGATGACGAATGACGATGTGAAGGGTTCCGGCCCTAGCTCCGTCGCTGACCTTGCTCGCCAGGGCGGTGATGTCATTGAGGGTGACGGCTAATGTCCACGTTTGACATTCCGTCCCTCGACAAGCCGACCACTGCCGTCATCGTCGTTGATCAGAACGGCGATCCGGTATCCTTCGGGGGCGGTGGTACGTCTGAGGTTGAAGTCACCAACTTCCCAACCACGCAGGCCGTAACTGGTCCTTTGACCGATACGCAGCTTCGCGCTTCGGCTGTCCCCGTATCCGGGCCTGTCACTGAGGCGGAATTAACCGCAGTGGTCGGCCTTCTGAGCGCAGGTGCGTATAGTGACGACACTGGCGCGGCGGATGGATCTGTCATTGGCCTTCTTAAAGGCATCTACGTCCAGAACGCTGCGATCATTTCGCTTCTGACGCAGATCGAGACGAATACGAGCGCGTAACTGTGACTGCCGACCGCAAGCCTGAGAAGGATGAAAAGACAGGCCGTTTCCTAACCGGAAATAGCGGGGGCGGTCGGCCTAAGGGTTCTCGTAACAAGCTTGGCGAGGCTTTCATAGAGGACATGCTTGCGGACTGGGAGGCTAATGGCCCTGCCGCTATCCGCGAGGTGCGCGAGACAAAGCCCGACGCCTATCTGAAGGTCGTTGCCTCGATCCTTCCGAAGGATCTCAACGTTAATATCAACCAGACGGATCATTTGACGGATGAGCAGCTTGTTGAGCGCATCCGGTCCCTCGATGCCGCCATCCGACCTTTCCTCGATGCTGAGGGAGCGGGCGGAATTGGCGGCGGCGCTGGATCGAAGACTGCGCACTAATCGCCTCCGTCATTACAAGCCTTACGGCAAACAGAGGGAATTCCACGCTTCAGGGCTGCTCTACAGGGAGCGGCTTTTTATGGCCGGAAACCAGTTGGGTAAGACGCTCTCCGGCGCGGCTGAATGCTCGATGCATCTCACCGGGGAGTATCCCGACTGGTGGGAAGGCAAGCGTTATGACAAGCCGATCATCCTGATCGCTGGTTCGGAGTCCGCAGAACTGACGCGCGATGGCGTCCAGCGCCTTCTCGTTGGTCCGCCTGACCGCGAAGAAGATTGGGGCACGGGATTTATCCCGCAGCGCTGCATCGTCGCTAGAACGCGGCGTACGGGCGTTTCCAACGCGCTCGATACAGTCACGGTCAAGCATGTGAGTGGCGGCCAATCCACGCTCTACCTCAAGAGCTACGATCAGGGCCGCTCAAAGTGGCAGGCCAACACGGTTGACTTCGTGTGGTTCGATGAAGAACCGCCAGAGGATGTGTATTTCGAGGGCATAACGCGCACCAACGCGACCAAGGGGTCGGTGATGGTGACGTTTACGCCTCTCAAGGGCATGTCTTCGGTTGTCGCTCGCTTTCTCCTGGAGGAAAGCCCTGACCGACAGACGGTCACGATGACCATTGAGGACGCGGAGCATTTTACCCCCGAAGAGCGGGAAAAGATCATCGCCTCCTATCCCGTTCATGAGCGGGAAGCGAGGACGAAGGGTATCCCGACGATGGGGTCGGGCCTCATCTTCCCGGTTCTGGAAGAAGAGATAATTGTCGAGCCGTTCGATATCCCGAAGCACTGGGCGCAAATTTGCGGGCTTGACTTCGGTTGGGACCATCCAACAGCAGCGGCGCATCTGGCATGGGATCGCGACGCGGACGTTGTGTATCTGGTCAAGGATTATCGGCAACGTCAGCAGACGCCGATCTTCCATGCTGCTGCATTGAAGCAGTGGGGCGATTGGCTGCCTTGGGCGTGGCCGCACGATGGCAACAACGACACGGCAGCGGGTGAGAACCTCTCGAAGCAGTATCGGGACCAGGGGCTGAATATGCTGCCGGAGAGGGCGACGTTCCCGGACGGCAGCAACAGCGTTGAGGCCGGATTGATGGACATGCTTGATCGCATGCTCACGGGCCGGTGGAAGGTATTCAGGACTTGCGGCGCTTGGCTTGAGGAACGGCGTTTGTATCACCGTGTGGACGGAAAGGTTGTGAAAGAGCGCGATGACGCGATTTCCGCCTCTCGTTACGCGCTGATGATGCTGCGCTCCGCCAAGACTAAGCCGAAAGACAATGATTGGGGGTTCAAGCCCCGTAAGGTGGTATAAATGGCCGATCTGGACGAGGAAAAGCTTTGCGGCATAGTCTCCGTCCTGGTCAAGGATGCCGAAGACTACCGCGACGAGCGCTCCGATGATCGCCTCAAGGCTATTCGCTACTTCGACGGCGATGCCGAAGATATGCAGGAGTACATCCCTGCCGACAAGGGCAAGAGCCACGTTGTCAGCCGGGATGTTCGTTCCGCCATCAAGAAGGTTCTGCCATCGATCTACCGCACCATCCTCGGCAATGATGAGATTGTCGAATACCAGCCTGTAGGCGAGGGCGACGAGGAAAGCGCAGAGCAGGCCACGGATTACATCAATTACGTGGTGTTGCCGGAGTGTGACGGCAGGCAGGCTATTGAGGATGCCATCAACGATGCTGTCCGGCTTCGTAATGGCATTATCAAGTGGTGGCAGGAAACCACCATCGACGTAAAGACCAGCCTGCACACCGGCCTTGATGAGATGGCGTTTGCCCAACTTGTCGCGGATGACGATGTGGAGGTGCTGGAGCATTCCGAGCGGCTTGAACGGATAGAGACGCCGCAGGGCGTTGTCGAGGTTCCCTCGCATGACGTGAAGATCAAGCGCCGCATCACCACCTCAAGGCCGAATATCGCTGCTGTCCCGCTGGAGAACTGGCTTATCCATCCTGACGCGATCAGGCTGGAGGATAGCCCTATTGTTGGCGAGAATTGCCGTCTTCGCCGCTCCGATCTGGTGAAGATGGGCTACCCGAAAGAGAAGGTTTGGGAGCTCCCGGCCTGCTCTGCCAATTCCTCCGAACAGGAGATCGAGGAAGACGCACGCCGCCGCGATATCGAGCAGAATGAGGATGCCCCGCAAAGGGCGCTGGACGAGATCGAATATTACGATCTGCTCGTTCGCGTGGACTATGACGATGACGGCATTGCCGAATTGCGCCGCATGGTGTTCGCGGGCGGCATCAAGGCTGAATACCTGCTCGAAAACACCGAGTGGGATGAGGTCAATTACGCTGACATTGTGAGCGAACGTCGCCCGCATCAGTGGGAAGGTAATTCGGTCTCCGACGATGTGATGGAGATTCAGAAGGTCAAGACCGTCCTTCTGCGCCAGACGATGGATAACATCTACTGGCAGAACAATCTTCAGCCGGTCGTTGTCGAGGGTGATGTCGTAAACCCGGACGCGGTGCTCAATCCCGAGTTCGGCAAGGCCATTCGCCTTCGTGATGGCTCCGATGCCAGAACGGCCATTGGCTACAATGTCGTTCCGCTGGTCGCTGACAAGTCCTTTGCGATGCTGTCCTACATGGACGAGGAGATGACGGACCGTACGGGCATTTCCGATGCCTCCAGCGGTATGGCCCCCGACGCATTGCAGAACATGACGGCAAAAGCCTCTGCGATGGTCGAGCAGGCAGGCATCGGCCAGACGGAAATGATGGTCCGCTGCATTGCGCAGTCGCTGAAGCCTGTCTTCCGGGGCCTTCTGAAGCTGGTTATCCAGCACCAGGACAAGCCGCGCACCGTTCGCCTGCGTGACAAGTGGGTTACGTTCGATCCGCGCACATGGAACGCGGACATGGACGCCATCGTAAATGTTGGCCTTGGCGCTGGCACTCGCGAGCGCGACATGATGGCGATGCAGCAGGTTATCACGCTGCAAAAGGAGATACTGGCCTCCATGGGGCCGGGTGTCGGCATGCAGTATGTCACGCCCGACAACCTTTACAACGCGATCTCGAAGTTCGTCGAGGCGGCAGGGCTTAAATCTGTCGGACTGTACTTCACCAAGCCCGAGCCGGAGGCGATACAGCAGGCCATCCAGTCTCAGAGCCAGCAGCCCAGCCCGGAGGAGATCAAGGCTCAGACGGCTCTTGCGGTCGAAGACAAGCGCACTGAGCGCGAGGTGATCAAATCGCAGGTTCAGGCACAGGTCAAGCGCGAGGAAGCCCAGCTCAAGGCCGAGGTTGACGCCAATCGCGAGCGTGAGCAGCGTGACGCTGACCTGATCACGAATATGGCTGAACTGGATCGCGAGGCGGCTACCGAGCAGCAGCGCATCGAAGCTGAGGCCATGGACCACGAGGCCGACCGGCAGCTTAAGCGCGATGAGATGGCGCTGGATTACCGCATGCATCGCGAGGACATCGCATCTCGCGAGCAGGTGGCGGCGCACAACGCCCGCGCGAACATCCAGAAGGCTCAGGCCCAGAGCATAGGCAAGGCCTTCGAGAAGAATGAGAAGGCTGCGAGCAAGTGACGGACGAGGACCGCAAGAGGGCCGCTCAGGCATTCCTTGAATTTCCGTTTGTCCAGCAGCTTTTCGATGAATTGGAGCAGGCAGCGGTTAATGCCTGCATCTTTGCAAAACACGACGATCACGAGGGCAGGCAGGCGCATGCAGCCGAGGCCCGCGCGATCAAGCGAATTCGCCAGCGATTGGAAGTCCTCTCCAAGGAAGACCACGCCAACGCTGCGCGAAAAGCGCCCGCATAAGGACGGGCGACAACTCCACCGGAGAAAACATGTCTGAAGCAGCCACGACCCCGGCAGGTTTGTCCGGGAGTGATAGCGTTCAACCCTCAATCAGCCTCGAAGACGCTGCCGACATCGACTTCTATGATCCTGGCGAAGAAGATCAGGAGACCGTGGAAGGCGCTGAAGAGCAGCATTCGGACGTTGAGACGGATGAGGCCGAAGGCCAAGAGACCGACGACATTGAAGCCTCAGAGGGCGGCGATGACGTGGAAGAGTCTGACGGTGAGGGAGAGGCAGAAGCCTCGACCCCTGAACCGGACGACAGCGCCACAATCACCGTTGACGGCCAGACGCTCACCATTGGTGAGCTGAAGAAGGGCTACTTCCGAGAGGCGGATTACACGCGCCAAAAGCAGCAGGTTTCCCAAAAGGAACGTGACCTTGAGGCGCTAACAGCCCGCGTGACCACTTCGGTCAACGCCATCGCAGAGTTCCTGTCCAAGCAGATACCTGACGCCCCTGATGCGTCCTTGGCTATGACGGACCCCGGTCGCTATGTCCGGGAGAAGGCGCAGCATGAGGCCGCAGTGGTCCAGATCAACGCGATCCTGGAGCAGGCCAACGCCCCGAAGGAAGTTGCGGAAACGCTGACCGCCGAGCAGCGCAAGACCCTCCTTGCCGAGGAAAATGCAAAGCTGGTTGAGGCATTCCCGCAGACAGCCACGGAGGAAGGCCGCAAGAAGTTCTTCGAGACCGCCGCAGGCGTTGCTCGTGAGCTTGGCTATTCCGACGCGGAAATCGGGGAAGCGATCGACCATCGCCTGTTCAAGCTGGCTCACTACGCCGCGCTTGGCATGCAGGCCGAAAAGGCAAGGGCAAAGGCAGCGAAGAAGGTGGAGAACAAGCCGCCTGTCGCACCGCAGAAGCGCCAACCCGGCGCTAACGCGGCGAAGGCTGCGAAGAACAGGGAAGCGATGAAGAGGCTGTCCCGTACGGGATCGATAGCCGACGCAATGGCAATCGATTTCGATTGACCAACCTTCATCATAGGAGGCCATAATGGCCGCGCTTGCAAACACTCAGTTGACGACTCTTTCGGTCGGCAACCGCGAAGAACTGTCGGACGTGGTGTCTCGCATCACGCCCGAGGATACCCCGATCTATTCGGACATGGGCAAAGGGAAAGCCTCTTCTGTCCACCCCGAATGGGAAACCGACGAACTGGCCGCCCCGGCTGCCAACATCCAGACTGAAGGTGATGAATACACCTTCGGTGCGATCACCCCGCCCGCCCGCCTCGGCAACTACACCCAGATCATGCGCAAGGAGTTCATCATCTCCAACACGCAGGAGACGGTGGATGAGGCTGGTAACGTCCAGAAGCGCAAGTATCAGAAGCTCAAGAAGGGCATCGAGCTTCGCAAGGACGTTGAGCTTGCGATTGTCACCAACAACGCCTCCGTTGCTGGTGCGACCCGTGAGTTCGGTGGTCTGCCGACCTGGATCGAGACCAACGTCAACCGTGGCGGCGGCTCGGGTGCCAATGGTGGTTTCGACGTGAACACGGGCCTGACGGTCGCCGCAACGGACGGCACACAGCGCGCTTTCACGAAGACCATCATGGATGACGTGATGAAGCAGGGCTATGAGAGCGGGGCCAACTTCCGCAACCTCTACGTCTCGCCTTACGTCAAGTCGGTGTTCGTCACCTTCATGTCGGACAACAACGTAGCTTCGTTCCGCTACGCGGCGCAGAACGGCAACAACAACAGCATCGTGTCGAATGCGGACATCTACGAAGGTCCGTTCGGCAAGGTGTTCGTGAAGCCGAACCGCGTCATGGCTGTCTCGGCGGGTGTGGCTCGCAATGCCTTCTTCGTGGACACTTCCATGCTCTCGTTCCTCTGGCTCCGCAAGATCCACGAGGACAAGAACCTCGCCAAGACCGGTGACGCTGAAAAGTGCGTCCTCATCGGTGAGGGCACCCTGAAGGTCCATAACGAAGCGGGCATCGGCGTTGCCGCTGACCTCTTCGGGTTGACCTCCAGCAGCTAAAGCCTTTCCGGCATAAAACCAACAGGGCCTCGCATCCGTGCGGGGCCTTTTCTTTTGGAGATAAGCATGACCGACGAAAAGAAGACCTCTGCCAAGGAAAAGACCATTGCAGTCCGCGTAATGCGCGACTTCTGGATTGGCGAGGGCGATAACGTCGAGCGTATCCGCAAGGGCACCATTGTCGATGTTTCGATTGAAACCGCGCTCGATGGCGTCGAATCCGGCGCTCTGTCGCGGGTGAAGTAAGTATGAGGGCCGCCGACCTTGGGCCTGCCATCCGCGATGGCGATGGCTGGCAGCTATACGAATACGATCCCGTCACCGGACGTAGCGTATGGATGCTCCAGGACGGCGATAAAACCGTTTTCCGCGTCGATACGCCCGTTCAGGCCTCGATTGACGAGAATACGGCCATCCGCAATGCCACGCCTGATGGATGGAAGGGCGATTGGCACCGCGTTGCCAGTGTCCCGATGCAATTGCTCTACGACGAGAACCTTGGCCTGAACAAGGCCCTCCAGCAGGGCGACGACAGGTATCTGTCGCGTTGGCTGAATGACTCTCAGAACAGAGCGTGGCGCGTGAAGGAAGGAAACGTCTGATGGCAGCCTTCCAGGACTACCTCGATTTGCGCCTTGCTGTTGCCGATCATGTTGGCAACAGGACCATATCGGATGTCATGCCGCGCCTTGTGGCGATGGCGGAAGCCGATCTGAACCAGAAACTCCGCTGCCGTCAGCAGGTTGCCACTGAAACGCTCATCTTCAACGAGGGTGAGGCGCAGTTGCCTGCCGACTACCTCGAAATGATCGCGCTGTATGACCCGAATGGCTACCCAATTCGTCAGGGCAACTTTGTGGAGGCCAAGCGCGGCTGCTCTTATGCCGTGGATGGCAATTACGCCTATCTCGGCAATTACACGGGCGAGCGTGACGCCACCTACTACGCCAGGATCAAGCCGCTGAAATGCGCTCCAGCGCATAGCAACTGGCTCCTGAACGATTTCCCCGAGGTCTATCTCTACGCCGTATCCATACAGGCGGCGAAATACCTGCGGGACATGGAGGTTGCGCTTGCCACAGCCCCGTTGCTCGAAAACGCATTGAAGTCCCTGAAGATCAGCGATGACCGTGCCCGCTGGGCGCAGTCAACCGTTCGCGTCGGAGGTTTGACCCCTTGACCCTCCTGACCATTTCCCAAGCCGTAGCGAAGAATATCGGCATAGAGCCTCCGCAGTCGATCCAGAGTACTAACCCTGACGCGGTGAAGCTTGTCCAGTTCATCAACGAGGCCGGTAGCGAGCTAGCGCGGCGGGTGGACTGGAATGCCCTGACGCGCCGCCACCAGATAACCGGCGTTGGCGTGGATCAGGAATACGCTCTTGCGCCTGATCACGACAGATTCGCTGATGGCATGTGCGTCTCGGCTGATGGATACCCGATCAGGGGCGGTCTCAGCGCTGATGAGTGGTTTTCCCTTACGCCCGTTGACGGGATGCCGCGCTTTTTCCGCTCCGCGAACATGATGATCTCGTTCTATCCCTATCCGATGCTAGGGCAGGACATCTTCGTCTCGTACCAGTCGAAGAATTGGGCCAAGGATGCATCGGGCGATGCGAAGCCCGTCATGGATACGGACGGCGACGAATCCTTCCTGCCCGATGAACTCTTGCAGCGTGGCGCTATATGGCGCTTTCTGCGCCATTTGGGCCGTGATTTCAGCGACTATCTGGCCGAATACGAGGCTGCGATTGTCGATTACGCCGTCGCAGAGAATGGCGAGCGCCAGCCATGAAGATACGGCAGGCTCGCGTTCAGGCCCGACCGGAATCGCAAAAGGCGAAAACGCAGCAGACCTATTCATGGCCCGCCCCGACGATGGGATGGGTTGCCAATGCCAATCTTGCCGTTTCCCAACCCGGGGCGGCGTATCACATCGAGAACTTTTTCCCGACAGCCACGGGTCTCTTGCTCCGTAGGGGGAGCCAGACCTTCAAGGAGATCGACGGCGCTGTCCGTTCGATGTTTTCCTACACGTCGGGAAGCTTCAAGCGGTTCTTTGCCGCCACCGACAGCGACATCTATGACATTACGCTGACGGAAACGAGCGTCCTTAGCGATCAGACGGGCGGGAAGTGGGTAGTTGCGCAGGCAGAATCCAGCGACGACGGCGCTATCTATCTTCGCGGTGTGAATGGCGATGATACGCCATGGGTTTATGACGGTTCGAGTTTTTCGGACGAACCCGCTCTGACCTTCCCTGAAGATGAGACCGTATCGCCCGAAGACCTAAGCCATGTGTGGACGTTCAAGGAGCGATTCTTTTTCATCGAAAAGGAGACGATGAACGCTTGGTATCTGCCGGTCGGGCAGATCGGTGGCGAGCTTGCGAAATTCTCGCTCGGCGGTCTGTTCAAGCTGGGTGGCTATCTGGTCATGGGGGCCACATGGTCACGCGATACCGGCTCCGGCATGAACGCCATGTGCGTGTTCTTCTCGTCAGAAGGCGAGGCGGCAGTCTATCAGGGCGACAACCCCGCCTCGGCTGACTCATGGCAGCTTGTGGGTGTGTTCCGCACAGGGCGGCCTCTAGGCCCGAATACTACGATTGACGCAGGCGGCGATATCGTGGTGGCAACCGATGTTGGCTTTGTGCCGCTCTCGACTGCCTTGCAGACGGATTTTGCCATTCTTGGCAATGCCGCGCTTTCAGAGAACATAGTGGATGCGTGGCGGGATGAGGCCTTCTCGCGTTCGGGGCTGGAATGGAACGTCGCTTTCTGGTCCCGCATGCAGATGGTCATCGTTGCACTGCCGCCACTTCCCGGCGAAGTGCCTGTCTGGTGGGTTGTCAATGCCCGAACTCGCGCCTGGGCACCGTTCAAGGGCTGGGGTGCGACCTGCCTGCATATCTATGATGACCGCTGTTTCTTCGGCACGGAGGACGGCGAGATCATCGAAGCGAACGTCTCAGGCACAGATAACGGCGATGCCTACACGGGCGTTTGCGTCCCGATGTTCGACCAGATGGGCGTTGTCGGCCACAAGAACGTCTCCATGTTGCGGGCGGTGGTTCGCTCCCCCTTCCCGGTCAGGGAGCGGCTTTCGGTGCAGTCCGACTATACGTTGAACATCCCGCCGCCTCCCGACGCTCCTGCCGTCGATGCCGGGGATGTGTGGGGTTCTGCCGTTTGGGGTTCCGCGCAGTGGGGCGAGCCGAGAGAGGGCAAGAACGTCTACCAGATATGGCGTTCCGCCTTCGGAGATGGCGAAGTGCACGCGCCTTGCATACAGATCACGAGCGGCGACCTTACGCCACTGGATGCCGAACTGGTTCGCATTGATGCGACGTTCACCTCCGGTGAGGTTGTGGTGTGAACATAATATGGGGTGGGGACAGAAACCCCGATATCAATCTCGCGCTGGGGAACTGGTGCGCTACACATATCGGACTCCCAAGGGGTTTGGAAGAACCATATACGACCATGGGGGTCTTTGACGGTGACACGCTGATCGCGGTCATTCTGTACAACAACTACAACCCGGAAGCACAGGTCATCGAGTTCCACGGGGCATCGACAGACAGGCGGTGGCTTAACCGCAAGACCCTTTGGGCGATGTTCTCATACCCGTTCAACGGCATCGGTTGCCAGATGGTGGTGACGCGCAACTCCGAGCGCAACACCATGTGGAACGGGCGCGGGCTTCACCGTCTGCTCAAGGCATACGGGTTTAATTCATACCGCATACCACGCCTTCTTGGGCGGGATGAGGATGAGATCATTTGGACGCTCACCGAGGAAGATTGGCGAGCGAACGGGTTTCATAAGGGAAACGCCTGATGGGTAGTAAATCAAAAGCTCCAAAGCCGCCAGATCCGAAGGAGACGTCCGCAGCCAGCACGTCCACAAACGTTGGCACGGCCATTGCCAATGCATTCCTTGGCAATGTCAATCAGATCACCCCTGACGGCTCGCTTACCTACGATCAGACGGGCACGTTCGATTGGTACGATCCCTATACTGGCAGAACCTACAAGATACCGACGTTCACGGCCACGCAGGAGCTTTCCCAGCAGCAGCAGGCCATCAAGGAGCAGACGGACGCGGCAGAACTGAACCTTGCAGGACTGGCTAACCAGCAGTCCGGCTTCCTTCAAGACTACCTTGCCAAGCCGTTTGAGTACGACAACCAGGATGTTGAGAATTGGGCTTATGACCTCGGTTCGCAGCGCCTGGACCCGCGCTTTGCCAAAGAGGAAGAGGCTCTACGGACGCGCCTTCTCAATTCCGGCATCCGCGAGGGGTCGGCGGCGTGGAACAGCGAAATGGAGCGTCTGTCGCAGGGCAAGAACGACGCCTACAATCAGTTGATGCTACAGGGGCGCGCGCAGGCCTACCAGGAGGCTCTTGCGGGCAGAAATCAGCCAATCAACGAAATTACGGCCCTTTTGTCCGGCTCGCAGGTCTCGCAGCCGAATTTCGTCAGCACCAACATGCCCACCATCCCCACGACCGATGTGGGCGGGCTTATCAATCAGAACTATCAGCAGAAGCTTGCCGCATGGCAGCAGGAGCAGGCGGGGCTTGGCGGTCTCTTCTCTGGCCTCGGCTCGCTTGCTGGGGGGCTTATCGGGCTCTCTGACGACAAGGCGAAGAAGAACAAGAAGCGCCATGGCGATATCGAGGGCGAAATGGGCGTCTGGTCCTTCAACTACAAGGACGAGCCTGCCGGAACGCCGAAGCATGTCGGCCTGATGGCTTCTGAGGTGGAGAAGGTGAAGCCTTCCGCCGTCAAGAAGGGCAAGGACGGTCTCAAGCGCGTCGATTACGGCAAGGCGCTCGGGCTGATGGGGGCTTAATATGGCGCTTTCCTTCATCTTCGATACGGGGAAGGGCGAAACCCCGCAAAGTGTTGCCCGCAAGCGCGCTCTTGCGGCCGCCATCATGAGCGGCATGGGGCCTCGCACCGCGAGAAATGCGAACGAAGGCATCGGCAATGCTCTTGCCTCAATCGGGCAGGGTATTCAGTCCAATGTGCTCAACCGCAGGGCGAATGCTGCCGAAACGGCGGGTCAGGATAGCGCGTCCTCGGCGCTGTCGTCGCTGTTCTTCCCGTCTGCGCCCGCCCCCGCCCCCGCCCCCGCCCTTGCGCCTTCCACGAGCGCGTCTGACTACGCTGATGCGCGTGTGGGGTCGGCGCATGGCGATAGCGCGGAAACGATCATGAAGGGCCTGATGGATCGCGGTATGCCGGAGCATATCGCGCGGGGCTTCGTCATGAACTTCCGTGACGAAAGCAATCTCAATCCCGGCATCAACGAACAGAACCCGATTGTCCCCGGCTCGCGCGGGGGCTTTGGCCTTGCGCAGTGGACTGGCCCGCGTCGCAAGGCATTGGAGGCGTATGCTGCTGAACGTGGTGTTCCTGCTTCTGATCTGGACACGCAGCTTGACTTCCTCATGACCGAGCTTCAGGGTCCGGAATCGTCTGCATGGGAGGCTATTCAGGCATCCGCCGATCCCGGCAGCGCCGCCGCAGCCATCGTCAACAATTTCCTTCGTCCCGCAGAGGAACACAGGGCAAGGCGTGAAGCGCGCTATCGTTCTTCGGGCGGTTCTACTCCGCCTGCCGTCGATGCTGTCAACGCGCTTGCCGGTGGCGGAGACACAATTGCACTGCCGGAAATCGCCGTCAACGCTACTGCGCCCAACCCTTACGCGAGCGTGGGCGTTACCGATGACCAGTTCGCCGGTATGCAGGCGGGGACTCCTGCGCCTCCTATGCCTATGTCGGGGCAGCAGCCAGCGCCGCCTATGGAAAACAGCCGTAATGTTGGCCCTTCCGTTCCTGGCGGGGGTGCGCCGAAAGCCAATGCCAGCACCCTCGGGCTGCCTGAAACGGCGGCGCAAGGGACGGTTATGCGCGGCAAAGACGGTCAGGTCTACCAGTATGCGCAGTTGAACGGCGCGGACGATGGGTCGGGGCGCGGTGATTGGGGTTGGATACGCGCCAATCCTTCCGTTGTCGGCGCTCCCGTCAATGCGTCTGGCGGCATGGACCCATCCAGACCTGAAACTATACCACCGATGGCTGGCGGTTCCATGGGTGCATCTTCCATGGGGTCCGGTCCCTCGCTTCAGCAGCTTGCGCAGGCGGCTTCCAACCCGTGGCTGAACGACCAGCAGCGCGCCATCATCAACCAGATGCTTGAACAGAAGCTCCAGCAGAACGATCCAGCGCACCAGCTTGATATGGAATACCGCCGCGCGCAGATCGACAAGATGCGCCGCGAGGCTGCCACTGGCGGCAACGAGGTTTACGGGACTCCCATTTATGGCCGCGATGCCGAGGGAAACATGGTCCTCGGGGCCATTGGCAAGGATGGCACATTCAAGAGGCTTGACACAGGCGGCGTTGACGTAACCCCCGGCGTAACATGGCAGGACTTCGGCACCTACCGTCAGGCTTTCGACAACAAGTCCGGGCAAGCCATTGGTGGACCTGTCCGAAAGGAAAACTATCAGGAAGCGTTCGACACGGGCGCTGGTAGCGCGGCAGGCAAGGCGCAGGCCGAAGCGGCGGCGACTCTCCCAACAGACCTTGCCACGGCAGAGCAGGCCGTTTCCGAACTGGATGAGCTCATTGCTCATCCCGGACTGTCGCAGATAGCTGGTCCGCTTGATCAATATCGCCCGTCATGGACCATGGGGGCCGAAGGCCGCGATGCACTCGCGAGGTTCAATCAGGCGCGCGGCAGGGCATTCTTGCAGGCTTTCGGCATGCTCAAGGGCGGCGGTCAGATTACCGAGATCGAGGGCATGAAGGCCGAACAGGCTATGGCCCGCATGGATCGGGCACAAAGCGAAGCCGAATTCAAGCAGGCCCTTACCGACTTCCGTGATGCCGTTAAAGCGGGCATGGACAAGCTACGCCAGAGGGCAGGTCAGTCTTCCGGTGCCTCTACTCCGACCGATTACAAATCCAAGTATGGGCTTGATTGATGGCTGACCTGGCGCGCATCAAGAACAATGTTCGCAAGATGGTGGAGCAAAACGCCCCCGAAGCGGACATTGACGGCTATATCGCGTCGGAAGGCGTGACCCTGGATGATGTGCGCAATTTCAGGACGGATCGTGGGCATACCGGCGTTCCCGAGTTCCGGCCTGTCGGCGTAGAGGGCTACAATCCCGAGACCGGCGAAGTCGAACCGCAGTTCAGCCGTGCAGGCTCTGCCGTTGCAGGCGCGGCAGATATTGGCTCGTTTGGCTTCGGTGACGAGATAGCTTCCTATATCGGAAGTTGGATCTCAGGCGATCCTCGTGAGCAGGTTCTGGAAGAGATAAGGGGCAACCAGCAAGCCGCGCAGGAACAGAACCCCGGCTCGTATCTCGCGGGGCAGATTGCCGGTGGTCTCGGTCAGGTTGCGGCTACGGGCGGCGCGGGCTTCGGCCCCGCAATGGCTCGTGGCGGCGCTGGGCTTGGCAGAGTCGCCCTCGGCAGCGCTGCGGATGGTGCTATTTACGGCGCTGGTTACGGTGCCGGAAGTGCAAATGGCGATATCAAGGATAGGCTTGCAGGCGCAATCATGGGGGCAGGGATCGGAGGCGCGACGGGCGCTGTTCTCCCCGCCGTCACGGCTGGCGCTTCAAAAGCCGCTCGTACTGCCGTTACTCCCTTCCGCACTTCTCCTGAACGTGTCGCGGCAGCCGACACGTTGCGCGCAGAGGGCGTTCCTGTCACGGCAGGCCAATTGACCGGCAGTCGCGGTCTTCGTTTTTCGGAGTCCGAGCTGGGCGGGCGCAAGGCAGCCAACATCATGGATGAGCAGGCTGACGCGTTTACGTCTGCCGTTTTGCGCCGCGCTGGTATCGATTCTAACCGTGCCACGCCCGAAGTGCTGGATAACGCCTTCACCTCCATAGGACAGCGCTTTGACGATCTGGCGGCAAGCAACAGCCTCACGCCCGATCAGCCGATGATGGCTGAACTGCGCACTGTGTTTAACGAATACGGCCAGACCGTACCGGAAAGCATGCGCGCGCCCATCGTGGAGAACCTGACGCGGGATATCGTAGCTGCCGCTCGGAGAGGTCCGATCTCGGGAGCATCCTATCAGAACCTTACGTCTCGCATCGCGAAGGCGGCGCGTGGCGCTTCCAATCCTGACTTGAAGGGGGCGCTCTACGGCATCCGCGAGGCGCTGGATAATGCCATGGAGCGCAGCATTGCCACGAACAATCCGGCGCAGGCCGGTGCGTGGCGTCAGGCGCGCGAGCAGTATCGTAACCTCCTTGCTATAGAGCAGGCCGCTACGAGGGCAGGCGAGGGCGCGGCGGAAGGCATTATTTCCCCAGCCAACATCCGCAATGCTGCCGTCAACCAGGGCCGCAGGGCTTACGCTCGTGGGCAGGGCGATTTTGCCGATCTTGCCCGCTCCGGTTCGATGCTTCTATCTCCGCTCCCTGACAGTGGTACGGCTGGACGGCTCAAGGCGCAGAACCTAGCCGCTCTTGGCCCTATGGTTGGCGGTGCAATCGTCGGCGGAGGGGCAGGTGCATACCAGCAGGGCGATATGACAGGTGCACTTGTCGGTGCTGGGCTTGGCGCTATGGCCCCCCGAGCAGCCGGAAGTGCACTCATGTCGCGGCCAGTGCAGCGATACTTAAGCAATCAGACCGTGCAGAGCGGAAGCAACCCCATTCGAGAGGCTATTGCGGCTGCGCTGCTCAGAGGCGGTACGTTACCGGCAATCCAGGGCCGTTAACGCATCCACTTCGGGACTTTGTTCCCGGTTATGTCAATAGACCAGATTGCAATGAATGCCCCGGTCCAAACGCCGAGGGCAACGGTTCCCCAATTCAGAATGTCGAGCATGAGCGTCCCTGTCCAAAGAAGGGCAAGGAGCGCGAAGTTCGCCCAATAGACGGCATAGCCAGTCCGGTCACGCGGCGGCTCTTCCGGGTCGTGTTCGATCAACTGCATCCCACCACTATGACGTTTCCATGAGGGATAATCAATGCCTCGTAACTCCCAAGCTGTATATACGCTGCCTTCGGGAACGCTCGTCAATTCCGGCGATACGATCCTGCCAAGCCAGCACAACCCTGCAATGGAGGATATAGCGGACGCCCTGACGGGTTCGCTTGCCCGGAACGGCGCGGGCGGGATGCAAGACGATCTGCCGATGAACGGCAACCGGATCACCGGCCTTGCCGATGGCGTGGAGAACGACGACGCGGCCACCGTGGGGCAGGTTCTGGCCGCTGGTAGCGTTCAGGACGCCATCAACCTTTCAGATGTCAAGGCAACGCCGGTTGACGCTGACCGCTTCGTGATGACCGACAGTGAAGCGAGCTTTGTCACGCGGCGGCTGACGTGGGCCAATATCAAGGCTGCACTCAAGTCATACTTTGACTCCATTTATGTTCCTGTCGGGCGGACGATCACGACCGGAACGGGCCTGTCGGGCGGCGGGCACCTCGGCGCAAACCGGGAGATCTCGGCAATAATCGCCTCTCAGGCGCAGGCACAGGCCGGATCGAACAACACCACGCTGATGACCCCGCTGCGTGTCGCGCAGGCGATCAACTCGCTCGCCGTTACCAACTCTCTCCTTGGCATAAAGGCTTATACGTCCAGCGCCACATATAGCCCGACAAGCGGGACGAACAGGGCGCTGGTCATCTGCACGGGTGGCGGCGCGGCGGGCTCTTCGGACCTTGGCAGCACTCCGTATTCTGGCGGGACGGTCATCGCTTACGCGACGATCAGCGGCAACGTCTCTGTCACGGTCGGCGCGGGTGCTGCTGCACCTCAAAACGGCGTCAACAATGGCGGGAATACATCTTTCGGCTCGGTCTGTACGGCGCTCGGCGGCGCATCCAACTCGCGCAGCGGAACGGGCGGAGTTCTTCGCATCAACGGCGGTCGGGACGGTTCGTTTTGGGGAGGCAACCCTGCATACGGCGCAAGCTCGCAAGGCACTTCGTCTGAGGGCGGTGTGTGCCTCGTGGTGGAGTTCGCATGATGTCTGATTGCTCCATCACATCCACCCTCGGCTCCTGCATCGATCTGGAAATCGTCTACCAGGACGATGCAGGAACGCCAGAAGACATCACCGACAACACCTTCGACATTTACAGCGCATCGCGTCCCGCTTTGACGAACGCGGTCCTGACAATCACCGACGCCTCTGTCGGCAAGGTTCATTTCCACCTTGCCCCTGAGTTTTCCGCGAACCTCGCCAACGGGAATATCAACTGGTTCCGCATCCGCAGGACCAAGCCCGATGGCTGCGTTCAGGTTTCCGAACAGATTTGGATCAACATCGTATGACCGTCACCGTCGATAACAGGACGAGCAGGGTTGTCATCACGCCTGCGGGACCGCCTGCCCGTATTATTGTTGCAAGCAGGGGTGTTCCCGGCCCGCAGGGACCGGCAGGCCCGCAAGGACCAGAAGGCCCACAGGGACCGAAGGGCGATACTGGCCCTATGGACCCCGCCGTTTATGATCCCGAGGCCATCGGAGCGGATGCTTTCGCCCGTGCAAACCATACCGGAACGCAGTCCGCCGATACGATCACGGATGGCACGACCAACAAGGTCTTTACGGCGACCGAGCAGACTAAGCTTGCAGGGATTGAGGAAGGGGCGGATGTAACGGCGGATGCCCTTGTTGCTGCGACCGACGCATCCGGCTTTGGCTTCGTCAACAGCGCCGGTCCCTTGGCCGACAGCGGCACGACCCTAGCGTCGGAAAGTGTCGTAAAGGCGTATGCTGATACGAAACAGCCTGCCGACGTCAACCTCACCGCGCTATCCTCCGGTACAACCACGCTCGGCACCACCGGCCTTTCCCTTCTTGGCGATGAGACGGCAGCGGATGCGCGTTCCACTCTTGGCCTCGGCACGGCTGCCACCCTTAATTCCGGCGATGCAAGCGGCAATCTGAAGGAGCTGAATGCGGATGGGGGGTTCGCTTTCTCGGGCGCGACCGGTCCAATCAACGCCAATACGACGATTACCGGAACCGGAACGACCGGGCTTTATGAGTTCAACCACGGACACTTCGGCGGACTGTTTGATGGGGCACGCGCCCGGACGGTCTTCAATAATACGACAGATACCGGTCTATCTGCTGAGACCGGCCCCCGCTTTGCCGTCGCGATTTCACACGAAAGCGAAGGGAATACCAACTCTCTCGCGGGCAATACGCACTGCGGCTTATGGGTGTTTGGCGGCAAAAAAGACTGGCTTACAAACACCAATGAGGGCGACCACTCCGCCACCTATTTCATGACACAGAATGGGCGCAAGGGTAATGGCGCGTCCATCAACATGGCGGCCTACAAGGTCTTTACCGGAGACACCGGCGTCGATGAAGGCGGGGCCATGTGCTTCGAGGGGGCCGGGGTCAAGGTCAACACATCGGGGGCCACGACCGACCAAGTCCAGATCTATGGCGGGTATGTGATGGACGGCGGTGCGGCGTCCGCAACTCACCCTCTGCATCAGAAGCTCGTTGGATTTTCTACTGAATACCAAGCAGGCACAAGCGGGTATGCCGCATTCGCTGCCATTTCCCGCGTCAATGCGTCTGGCGCTCCCAAATGGGAGAACATTATCACAGCTCTGACCGACAGGAATGGCACAGAGTATTTCCGCATCACAGGCAATGGCCATACAGATGGGGCCGGTTTGGTTCAAGCCGGTGCTGGCTCAGTATCGCGGCCAGGAATATCGTTCCTTGCAAACCCCGGCGTTGGTATCTGGCGGCCCTCAACGAACAATATGGCCTTCTCTACCAACGGGGTGGAGCAGGCCCGTATTGATGCGTCAGGCAACCTCCTGGTGGGTACAAGCGCGGCTTTTATACCGACGGTCGGGACGCAGGACGGTTGGACCATACAGAAAACCGGAATCATTCACGCATCCACCTCTGGTGCATCCCTTCTCAACCTCCGTCGTCAAGTTAGCGACGGTTCCGTTGAGACGTTCTATAGGGATACAACAGCGGTAGGGTCGATATCCGTCACCGCTGCCGCAACAGCGTTTAACACCTCATCAGACGGGCGGCTGAAGACAAATCGTCTTCCCATTGAAAATTCCGGCACTGTAATAGACGCGATAGAGCCGGTTACGTTCGACTGGACGCACGTTGAAGGAGCGAAGGGCGTCGGTTTCATCGCGCAGGATTTGGCGCAAATCGTGCCGGAAGCTGTGACTGCCGGAGACGATGACCCGGAAATCGTATCCGAACAGTGGCAAGTGGATATGTCTAAGCTCGTTCCATATCTCGTGGCTGAAATCAAGGCGTTGAGGGCAAGGGTGGCAGATCTGGAGGCTAGTGCACCCGCCTCTGCGTAAAAACCAGCGTCCTAGCGCTCATCATCTGGTCTTCGTCAAGACTGACCGCCTCAACTGCATTCGTGAGCATTCCACCATCAAAGGCGATCTCTGTGCTGCCTGCGTATGTGCCCGTATCCAAATTCAGGTATTTGTCGCCTTGAAAAAGCTTTTGGGCGTCTTCTTTTGATCGGAAGACAAGCCTCGTTCTGAATCCTACGACCAGCGTGCTGCTGATAATCTCTTGCAGGATTTCGAGGGAACGGCTTGCGCTTACCTCAATCTGATCGTCGGGGATCAGTGGTTCGTCGTCGGGGCGGATTAAAGTCATGGGAATAGGTCGTCTCTCTGGAAGAATTGCCTAGCGACACGGCGGTTTCCATCAGCATAGTCAGAACGCATTTTCTGCACAATGCGCCCCGGTAGGAACTCTGTCTTTCCATGCAGGTGCACGAGACCTCTATCTGCCGCTGCGGCGATCTTCTCGATAAGATGCATCGCACCTTGCTGTCCAAATTCCTCAGAGGCTTTTCGTAATATCACCAACCACTCATTTGAGATGTTGTCGTTGACGCGCGGTGGCATTCCGTAGCCCGACAGGTCAGAGACGCCGATTGCGCCCATAAAGTCTTCTGCTAGGCCACTTTTAGACGGGAATGTGCGGACAATAAGGTTCTCATCTCCGAAGGTTCCTGCCCATCGGTTGACCAGTTCGTCGTAGAGCATGAGACGCGAATATTTTTCCTGCTTGAGGAAGGAAAAGAGGTTTTCGGGGGTCAGAATATCCTCAGAAAGCAGCCTTTCACTCCCCTGCATGAACAGAAGCTTGTTCCGCTGATTGTACATGCTTTGCGCCCACGCAGCTTGCTCGCGCAGATAGATGACGACAGTCGCGGGGATACCGGCAAAAAACTCTCCGATTTGGGAAAGGTCCAACGAGCGTGAGAAGTCTTCTGCCGACAAGAGAACACGGTCGGACGACGTTTCAAGGAAGCGCCTAAGCGCGGCAAGCCCCTCTGGTGACATGGCTGGAAACGACGAGCGAAACCCGCCGAGCGCCCCGGCTATTGAATTGTGGTAGGAAACGCCGCTGAATTCGATCTCCTGAAACTCAGCGATGTGCGGATAAACGATCCCGTCCTGCGCAAGGCGCTCCTGGTTGTGGTGGAAGAAGTACTGGAGGGCACTCGTTCCAGTCTTTTGCATTCCGATGTGGAGAATAACGGGCATCCGCAGCCTCTTGGAAGAACACGCCGCTCATTAGCCTAGCGCCATCCAAAAGAAAACCGCCTGAGTCAGGGCGATGCTCAGGCGGCAAAGTCGGGTTGGTGTGAACCCCGACGTTAACCCATCACTCTCTCCCCTTCAAGGATCAAGTGCATGCAGCGATCCCGGCTCGGCAGATGGTCTTGTCGCGTCAATAGCTGGCTTCCCGGTGCCCTTGAAGATGAGACCTTGTGCGCGCGGTTCTTTCGGACACGCGGGCCAGCATCGCGTTTGTGCCGCCTGATAGATCGGTTCTTGGGAGCCGATCACTGCCGCGACGACCGTGAAAGCTGGCTGCGCCACTACGCCGACAATTAAGGGAAATCGCTATGGACTTAAACAGCGGCCACTGCCGGCTGATCATATCCGTTTGCCTCGCGAACGGCCTTCTGAGGAACCAAGCAGCGTATTGTCTCGCCACGTATGAGCATGAGACTGGCGGCGGCAAATGGCTCCGCGAGATATGGGGACCGACCCCTGTCCAGAAGCGCTACGAAGGGCGCAAAGACCTCGGCAACACGCAACCCGGCGATGGCAAGCGGTTCATGGGCCGTGGCTTCGTGATGATAACCGGACGCCGGAACTATGAAGATTGGTCGCGCCGTTTGGGCGTCGATCTCGTGTCCAACCCCAAGCTTGCCGAAAAGCCGGACATTGCCGCACAGATACTCGTCAAGGGCATGAAGCTCGGCACGTTCACCGGCAAGAAGCTCTCCGACTACGTGGACCTTAAAAGGTCCGACTTCAAGGGCGCGCGCAAGATCGTCAACGGCACCGACAAGGCGTCCCTGATTGCCGGATACGCGAAGCAGTATGATGCGCTGCTCAAGGCCGAAGGCTACGGCGAAACCACCATCACCAAGAAGCCCGCAACCGAGGTCAAGGAATACAGCCTCATTCAGCGGCTTGTGACCGCAATCGTCAATCTCATCGCAAAACTGTTCCGTCGATAGGAGTTTGCCAAATGGCAAGATATCGCAAACTTTATGCCGCTCTGATCGGCGTGTCTGTCCTCGTGGCGCTCCGATACTTCGACATCGAGATAATGGGTCTCGATGCCGTGGTTCTGGATCTGATCACGGCGGCTCTGACGGCTGTCGGGGTCTACGGCGTTCCAAACGAGCAGTAGCATGATCGGCTGGCTCGTCTCGGCTCTCCTGAAGCCACTCACCGCGCTGGGCGAACGCTACCTGCAAAACCAGAACGATAAGGCGCGTCTGGAGGCAGGCATCACGGAAGCGGCCTATCAGGCAGATTATGCCCTGAAGCGGATAAAGCTCAGTTATGCCCTAGGAAGGATACCGCTTTTCATAGCCGAGACGGCTTGTGCGCTCTACGTCGCCGCGATCCTTATCGACAGCACCTTTCCTATGGAATGGCTGACCCCGCTTCAGCTTCCTGGCTGGTTCCTGTCCCGCTTCGACATGATCCTTGCCAGCGTCTTCGGCCTCGCCACATTCGAGCGCGTGGTTGGGAGGCGCAAATGACCGCCCGCCGCACCATGACGGAGGAAGAAATCCGCGCCATCGCCCACGAGGCCGCCAAGCAGGCCGTCAAGCAGACGTTCACCACATTGGGCATCGATGCGGATAATCCCCTCGAAGCGCAGAAAGATTTCCAGATGCTCCGCGACTGGCGGCGCTCTGCCGAGACTGTGAAGAAACAGAGTCTCGTGACTGCGGTCGGCATCCTCACAGCCGGGGTGCTAGGCGCAATCTACCTCTACATCAAAGGCTGATCCCCCCAACCAGCACGAAAGGAGCGTGTGATGCGCTCGATACCCATGTGGGGCCGTCTCGGTCTCGCCGCGTTGCTTTGCGTTGCGTTCATTGCCCTGATCGCCGCCAAGCCTTCCGAGGCTCCGGCGTTCCCGGTCGTCAAGATCATCGTCAACGGCGGCCACGGTAGCGGCGCTAACCTTGGCGGGGGGTATATCCTCACGGCGGGCCACGTCTCCGAAGATGCCGGTGCGGTCACGGTAATGACGCCTGACGGCATCCAGCACGAAGGTGAGGTGCTTTGGTCGAACCACGGCCCCGGCTCCTATGACGTGAGCCTCGTCTACGTCCATTCCCTGCGCGATACCGATGGAGCGGACCTGTCCTGCGAAGTTCCGAAGCTCGGTCAGGAAATCGTCATCCTCGGCAATCCGAAGATGAGCAACTGGATCAAAACGTGGGGCAGGGTGGCAAATCCCGATATCGGCCCGTCTGCCTTCAATCTCTGGCGGCAGATCATCGTTCTGGACGCCACGGCCACCAACGGCAACAGCGGCGGACCTGTCCTCGATGCCAAAACGGGTGAGATCGTCGGCATCCTTGTGGGCGGCTACCCCGGTACGGGCATCACCTTCATGGTCCCCGGCAAGACGCTCTGCCACCTGCTTGGCCGCGTATGACCTTTGAGCAAATCGCTCTGAGGGTGGCTGCCTACGCGGTCATCCTCGGCCTTCTCTCCACCTGCTATCAGAGTATCTAAATGGCCCAAGGCAAGCGGCTTTCCGACGAGGAAATCGCAGAGACGGTTTCCCTCTATCAACAGCTTGGAACACAAAGGGCAGTAGCACGGCATCTTGAAGTAGACCCGAAGACGATACGGGACAGGCTGGATCTGGCGAAGCGGAAAGGTTTGCTGCCTGCCAACCCTGATCCCGCCGTCAACGCCGGTATGGAAGCCGTAGGCACGACCATCACCCCGGCAGGCATGTGGATCAAGACGCCGAAGGACGAAGACGGCATTGCGCGGTCGATCTACATAAAGCCGCAACAGGAAGCCCAAGAGGACATCCTGGAGCGCATTCGTAGCGCGTTTGAGGGTATAGAGCCTGCAAAGCCCGTTTCGCCGCCAGCGGCCACGCATGGAGATTTGCTGACGTGCTATCCGATAGCTGATGCGCACCTCGGACTCAGGGCGTGGCATAAAGAGACTGGTTCCGATTACGACACAGATATTGCCTCTGAACGGGTGCGCAACTGGATAGCGCAATGCGTAGCGGCTTCCCCGCCTTCCGAGACGGCGATTATCCTCGATGTTGGGGATCTGACCCACGCGAACGACGATACCAATCAGACGCCCCGTTCAAAGCACGTCCTTGATGTCGATACGCGCATGTATCGCACCTTGGATATCGGCATCGCCACCATCGGTGGGTCCGTGGAAAGCGCGCTGACGAAGCACAAGACCGTCCACGTCTGCATCCTGCCAGGGAACCATAATCCGACCATCTACCTCGCCATCATGTTCGCGCTGGCCGAACGCTATCGCAATGAACCGCGCGTCATCGTTCACAAGCAGCCCGGCGAGTTCTTCCTGCATGAGTTCGGCAAGGTGATGATCGCCGCGCATCATGGCGACAAGGCCAAAGCCGACCGGCTGGTTCATTTCGTGGCGGATGAGTACGCCGAGGCATGGGGCAGGACGAAACACCGATTCCTGTTCACCGGCCATCTGCACCACCACAAGAGCCAGGATATCGGCGGCATGAAGTGGGAGCAGCTTCGCGCCGTGACCGAGCGGGACGCCTACGCCGTGAGCCATGCCTATGCAGCCAGAGCGCAGCTACAGGCGATCACCTATCACCGCGAAAGGGGAGAAATCCAGCGCGTTGCCGTCAACGCCTGATTGCCCCAACCCTCTGAATCTGCTATACAAATGGTGTGTTGATGACGCTTTCCGACAAGGTTCAAGAGTTCCTGACGCTGGCAGACGGCGATGCTCACCGCGCGCTTGTCATGGCCGTGAAATGTCTTGCCCTCACCGGCCTTACCGTCAGCGCCGGATATGTGAGACGTTCGCCATATGTCGAGGTGGCACCGGCAGAAGAACGCGGGGAGGTGCTGGATGTCTGATCCGGTCAACCCCGATCACTACCGCTCGCACCCGTCAGGCATCGAATGCATCCAGATCACGGAGCATATGAACTTCTGTCTCGGCAATGCCTTCAAATATATCTGGCGCGCAGGTCTCAAAGGTGACGCTATCGAGGATCTGAAGAAGGCGAGGTTTTACATCGACCGCGAGATTGCCCGCCTCGAAGAACGCCGCTCCTACGAATCCACCCGCGCCAAGGCAGAAGAGCTATACGCAAACGATGCAGGCGGGCCGCTCAGCGCTGCGGATGAGACCGTGCAGCGGCATTACATGAGCAAGGCGGCAGGTTAAAGTTTACCCGTCCAAACTTTAACAGAGCCACGCTTTGTTAAAGCCGACTTCAATAAACCAGCCACGTCACCGCCTCATAGGCTACCGTTCCTATAAGACCTAGAGCAAGGATGGTGAGGAATAGAGGTTCTGGCAGGCCTCCGGGTCTCATTTGGCTTTCTCCGCCACTGCGTAGCCTAGCTCAAACGCATCAATTATGATGGCCGCGAGGTAGCCCTCCAAGACAGGGCCGTCAGCGCCGCATTCGTCAAACAGTCCGCGAACCCTCTCCAGTGTTTTATCGAACACGAATCCGTGGTCTTCCTTTGCTCTGGCCACGTCACTCATCTCATCTCTCCATAAGGGATAGTAGCAGGGGAACGCAAAAAGAACACGCGTTACACAAGGCTATCTGAACAGGGCGGATTTAACGTACCGCGTTACGCATCTTTCCCAATGATTTCAACAAGGTTGCAATCCGGGCGAGGCCTCCAATTACCACGTTTTTTTGATTTGATTTCAGCAACTTAACTATACACGTTACACGCATAGGATTGCAACGCCCGCCTCGCGTTACACACCGCTCATGCGGTCTGCGCCCTCTTGGGCGAGGCGACGGCGATTCGCCGCCTGCACATAGGGGCGCGCTTCCTTGGGGTCGCTCCACCCAAACCAAGCCATCAATTGATATTCTGTCGCGCCTCGTTCAGCCATTTTCGTCGCGCGCCATTTCCTGACGCCGTGCGCGGTGATGCCCTCAACGTCAGCTTGACGAAACCACTTCGCCACACGCTGCGACAGAGCTTTGTCGCTGGCGAATGGCTTGCCGCTCTCCGACAGAAGAAATGTCATGTTGTCCATAGGAAGGACGGCGGCTAACTCTGGATCAAGCGGAAGCTCGCATAGGACGCCTGTCTTGACCGTCTTGAACACGAGCAGCCCTTGCTTCAAGTGCTGGCGTCCAAGGATGCGAAGATCAGACACGCGGACGCCCGTATGCTTCAAGAGCATCATAGCCAGATGAGCGGGGCCGCTGGTGTGCTTTTTCAGGTAGTTGGTGATATCCTCATCTGAGGCGGTTTCATGCCCTCCGCGCTTCACTCGCAGGCGCTCGATATCGCGGACATGGTTGTAATCCACCCACCCCTTAGATACGCCAAGCTTGAAGACGCGGGAAAGGATTTTCAGGCGCTCATTGCCTGCGTTCGGATTGTCAGCCTTCCGGTCCCGCAGAACTTCCAGATGCGCGCGACCGATGCGCTTGGCCTTCTCGTCGCCAAATTTCTCAGGCTTCCCGCGCTCCAGCGGCTCTGCCATCATGGCAAGGATGACACGGCGGCGGGCGGTCCTGGTGGACTCTGCCTTGGACTTGAAGTCGGTCGAATTCATATATTGATCGCAAAGCCATGCGAAGGTTCCTTCTTGCGCTACTGCACCAGGAGCGGTCCAGTTGAGGCATCGCCAGTAAACATTCATAAATTCTTCGGATTTTGGCTCTCCGGGCAGGCGCGTGATTGGCTGCCCGCGCCTTCTGAAATAGTATCGGAGAGTCCCGTCCTTGTTCTTGCGGGCGGTGACGTGCTCTAACGTCATTTCCATTTCGGGAGCCTTCAAAGTTTTGGCTCTCGGATTAGCGGATCGGGATTGTCGTTGTGTCCACCCGCGTCGGGCAAGTTATCCACAGCTTCGGAGCCTATCACGACAGACAGGCTTGAGCCGTCGAACATTATTCGCGCAACGGGAAGCCCGCACGTCTGGACGGCCTTAACCATCCGGCAAACCTCGTCATGGGTTATGCGGGCAGCGCGTCTCGTCAATCCCCGCCTCCTTGCTCCTGTAGGGCGACGATACGCTCATCATATGATCTGCGGACATCAGCGGCCCACCTGCCGACGCTGCCCGGTGATGTGATGATGCCGACAAGAATGAAAATGAGGAAGATCGCCAGACCGTTCATTTATGGAACTCCTTGGCCCTCGCCAGCGCCTTGCAGCAAGGGCCATTAGGCGCATCAAAAGGCAAGTAGGCTTCGCCAACCTCTACCATGGCACTCAGAGCGCCTTGCAGTGCGCGAATTTCGTCGATCAATTCTTCAATGATGTCGGCGTCGGACCCGAATGCAATGGGTTCGCCCATGCGCAGCATCCCGGCTTTGATCTTTGCTCGCTTGATTAGGTCGCTCATCGCTCGCCTCCTTGCTCCTGTAGGGCAGCGCGGCGGACGAGTTCGAGATTGGTTTCGCGCTCCCATCCGCCCATCACGACCCCCACGCCATAAAGGTATTCGAAGCGATCAATGTCGTGGTTGTACCGAATGCCGCCTTCCTTCACCCAGAAGGAATGGTTTTCGTAACTTCCGCTGTAGATTCGGAGATAGTCGCCTACCGAGAATTTTGGCTTCTGCCGCAATTCCTCATCGACCTCGACAACCTTCCTGACGGTGCGCACGGTCCTCATCCCCGCACCTCCTTCTCGGCTGCGGCGACTGGCGGCTTGGGAAGGGGCATCCAGTGGGTGGGGTTAGGAACGTACCCGCTCCGATGGAACAGCCACAGGTGCTCCGCATTGTTCCAATATGCGCAATACATTCCGGTCCACGCCGGGGAACCGACCTTCTGCCCTTCTGTCGCCACTAATATCAACCGTCCGTCCTTCGGAGCCGATGCTATGTCCTGCCACCCCTCCGGTACTGCGGAATGGGCGAGGGCGGCTAGGATACGGTCGGCGCACCGCCGTGCCTCGGTTTGTGCGTGGGAGTTGCCGCCGTCCATCCATACCGGGATGACGCCATTCTTAGGAGACTCGACTGCTGCCCACGTCATTGCGCCATAGATGAGTTTCGCAACGTCCTCGCGGTCTTTCACCCCCACCGCCTCCGCTCTGGCATGGGCGGCGGCTTCGAGGGCGTATGCGCAGGCATGGAAACCGACATCCGGCGTGGGTGGCGTCACTCGACCAAGAGCAACCTTGTCCATGTATTCGCCAAATGCGGTCTTATAGGCGATCACTTCCTTCTCGCTGATCTCACTCATCGGAAACTCCTTTCTGTGAGGCGGCGGGAACCGGCATCGGTAATCCGCATGTCGAACAACGGGCATGTGACAAAGCCCCGAAGCCAAGCCAACCAGACAACCTTGTAGATTTCGCGTGTATCCCGCTTGAGCCAGTAGTGGAGTTTTCGGGCATGGCCTCCCGGCTCTTTAGCCATGTCGGACAAGAACTGATCTTCGGTCAGCATCACCCCTTCTCCCCTGTCTTTTGTTGTGCAGACAGAGCATAACGAATTGCTTTCTCTATCTTGTTTGCCAGCTTCTTATAGGCAGCATTACGCTGGCTTTCTGTGATAAGTCCACGAAGATGCAGATGAACGATTGCCTTGTTATCTTCATCGAAGTGCTCTGCAATCTCGGCATCTAGAATAGGGTGCTGCTCCTTCATAGGAGGTGCGCCCCATCCAAATTCCACTCCGTTATTCATCACCCCTTCTCCCCTGTCTTTTGCCCGTCGCGGAAAGAGCGGGCGCGGCGGAGGTCGCCGTATGTCAGATTGTTCCCGCCTATGGGCCAGTGGTCGATGTCTGGTCCGGGGCAGAGTTGATCCCTGCGTCGGCTTTCCTTGGCGAAAGGCTCGATCGGTGGTTACAAGATCGGAGGTAACATGAAACTCCCTGAACTCTTTCAGGTCATCATTGACCACGACCGAAACAAGCCGCGCCTCAAGGCACCCAGTTCCGCCTTGAGGCGCAGAACTTCGATATTACATGCCTGAGCCATTGCCGACTGAAGTTCCACGGCCGCCTTGAGGCTCGCTACTTCTTCCTGATGGGCTATCTGCTCGCATGGAGTACCCATCTGATCGTCGAGAAGCTTCGCGTAATGGCTAACCTTAGCCTCGGCGGCTTCTACGCGGGCCTGCAAGGCGATGATTGCTGCGGCGGCTTCTTCGATTAGATCGGCATCCTCTCGCGACAGGCGAGCGACTACGGAAAGGTATCTGTCTTTGTCGTCAGCCGTGGCGTTTCGCCTTACCGATGCGGTTTCTTCTAGCCTCTGAACTAGGTCAGTCATTCTGCATTCACCTCACGGAATAGCGGCTTCGGAGGAAGCTGGTTACGGGTAATGCGCGGGGTCTTGCCGGTGGACGGGAAGCCTGCGGAGCGGATGGATTGCTTGGGGCGGCGCGAGCCGTTGTGCTTCTGCCGAACCTTCGCAACCTTGTCCTTTTCCTTCCGGTCCTTCGCCGTCTTGCCGACATGGCAATGCTTGTGAGCCGGTGCGAGATTGGATTCGCGGTTCTCGCCTCCATTAATCAGGGCCGTGATATGGTCGGCCTCCCAGGTTTCCCCCGGCTTGATCGTCAGCTTACAGATGTGGCAAGTGCCGTTGTCGCGCTGGAATATGCGGTCACGTACGCGGGCCGGAACCTTGGCGTCGTCGTTCTTGCCGACCCATTCGGAAACCGTGCGGGGCATTCAGGCAATCTCCTGCAAGGCTTCGGATAGCGCATCCGCCAGCATGGCCGTGAAGCCGTCTGCCTCGCGCATACGGGCAACGTCTGCCTCTATCTGTGCGCGCTTGATGTGGCGGAGAAGATCGCAATACCCGCTGCGGAGCCTGCTATGAGGCGGCAGGGAATTTAGCTTTGCCGTGACAAAGGCGGCGTCTACGGTGACGATGTTCATGCGGCATTCCTTTCCTTGGGGCCTCTGCCGTGGTTTGGATGGAAGCCGTGGTCCTCTTGCGCGGAAATCCTGGCGTGGATCGCCTCGCCCTTGCTCTCAAACAGTCCGAGATAAATTTGGGATGCGTTTATGGTGAGGTACGCTCGCCACTTCCGTGTTTCCTTGTGCCAGGACACACCGGTAACCCCGCTAGTGTTGCTGCTCGAGCGGGCGCTGTTCCGTGCATTGGATATGAAATCCGCCTCGCGCAAATTCGCGATACGGTTGTCGGTTCCATCGCCGTTGATATGGTCTATGACATCGGGCGCGTAACCGTGCACCATCACCCAAATAATCCGGTGAGCCAGGAATAGATTGCCGTCTACAGCCCCGACGAGATACCTACCATTAGAGGCCGTGAAAGCCTCCCTGCCAGCATTCTTGCTGTTCCAGTTCGCACACTTGTGTGAAGCCGATCGCTTAGGGCTTGCTGAGAAGTCTTCTGGCAAACGGGGTCGCCATAAAAGCTTCCCACTCACTGGGTCATAATCCAGAAGGTGCAAAAGCCTGCCGCGTGATGGCATTGTTCGCCGCGCTCGCATTATGCGGCCCTCTCAATCTCAAGTGGATCTATTGCGTAATTGTCGGATAGGAACCGAATTGCGCGGTCGAAAAACCCAGTAAATTCGGCCTCCGTCATTTTCTCGAAAGCGATAGAGGCTGGTACCAGAACGGTAAGACCGTTCCCTAGGCGCACTGGAGTTCCGTAGCCCAACTCAAGCTTCAAAGCGGCATGCAAGTGTTCTGGCGTCGGAGCGCACTCTGTCGCATCGACAACCTTAGAAAGAACAGTCCAGTACAGGCGGAGCCGTGGCAGGGAGCGGAACTCCTTGATCTCCACCTTCACCCGCTGGCCCTGCGCAACGCCGTCGAGCGCGCGCAAGTCCATCTCAAGTTCAGGGTGGAGAGCGTTCCCACGCCGGCAAAAGGCATAGACGGGCTTTTCTTTCTTCGCGGCCATGTCCCTCGTGCCTCCGCGCTATTTCCAGCTTGGCGCGAAGGGCACTTCATCCCCGAGATCGACCGGCTGCTGTCCATACCCGCTCGACTGATCCGCGTAGGACTGGCTCTGCTGGCGGGGCTGGCCTTCGGAAGCGCCCTTGGTGTCGAGCATCTGAAGCTCGCCACGGAACTTCTGCAAAACCACTTCCGTCGAGTAGCGGTCCTGACCTGACTGGTCTTGCCATTTGCGCGTCTGCAGTGAGCCAGACACGTAAACCTGCGAACCCTTCTTCAGGTACTGCTCGGCAACCTTCCCGATTTGCTCGTTGAAGATCACGACGTTCACCCATTCGGTACGCTCGCGTCGCTCACCCGAATTGCGGTCACGCCATGTTTCAGAAACAGCCAGACGCATGTTGATGACCGGATCGCCTGACGCCATGCGCCTGACTTCGGGATCAGCGCCAAGACGGCCAATGAGGTCTACGCGGTTGAGAGATGCCATGTGGGTTATCCTGCCTGTATTGGATGGAGGGTTTCGTTCACCACGCGAGCGCCTGCGAACTGGTTCTGTATTTCGGAAACCGTGTCGTTCTCGGCCTCCACCTTCGCGGAGACGTCCTTCTCGTAACCGGCAAACAGATCGGCCAAGGCTGCGAGAAAGGCTTTATTCCAGCCATTCTTGACGGCTTCCGCGCGATACGAGGCTTTCAGTTCCTCGAATTGCCCGAAGGTCGAA